CCGCCGGCGTGCAGCCGCTGGACCCGAACGCACCGGCATCGCTGATGACCCTGGGCACCGCCGCCACGGGCTTCACGGCATCGGCGGAGGGCACCACCACCGCGTCCCGGCTGTTCGATGCCCAGGAGATCCTCGGCGTGTCCAACGGCGCACAGTCGAACTACTACTTCCGGGACTTCATGCCAGACGAGCGGCCGATCGTGGCGGTGTCGAAGTTCCTGCGCGTCCGGGTCACCTTCTCAGCGGCGGCGAACATGCTTACGTGGGTCACGTGGCTCGAATAGTCAAAATTCGTTACCAATCCGAGTAGGGAGGTGGGGTAGATGGCACGTGCGGCAACGGCAGGCACGTCGGTGGCGGCCGCCTCCTGGGGCCGGAAGAAGTGGAAGCGCGGCCTGGGTCTTGCCACGCCTGCCTCCGGGAACGTCTTCGACAACGGTCCCGGCAACGAGACCGGTCTCACGGTCGAGATCTTCGTGAACTCGGCGTGGACGGACATCACCCCGTACGTGTACTACCGGAACCTGGTGCACATCACCCGGGGTAAGCCGAACGAGACGTCTCAGGTGCAGCCGCAGACCTGCACCATGACGATCAACAACCGGGACGGCAGGTTCTCTCCGCGTAACCCGCTGGGCGCGTACTACGGGCAGATCGGCCGGAACACTCCGATCCGGGTGTCGCGGCTCCAGAACGGGGTGCGCCGGTACCGCTTCTACGGCGAGGTCCCGGAGTGGCCCACCAACGCTGACGTCTCCGGCGCGGATGTGTACACGGATATCGCGGCTTTCGGTCAGCTGCGGCGGCTGGCGCAGGGCAACCAGCCGTTACGTTCCACAATGTACAGATCGCTCGGCCTCGGCCTCGGCCTCGGCCATCAGCCCACTGCGTACTGGCCGTGCGAGGACGGGCCAAACTCGACAGCGATCGCCTCGGGCCTGGCTGGCGGAACGCCGATGACCCTGTCCGGTCAGGCACTGCCGACGTTCTCCTCGAATACCTCCTTCCTGTCGTCCCTGCCGCTGCCACTGCTTTCGGCGAGCACCTGGACCGGCACGATCCCAACGTCCAGTACCGGCGATTCCAACAGCGTGGGATTCTTACTCTCAATCCCACCGGCAGGGGCCGTTAACGGGGCTGTGCTGCTGCGGCTGTACACGGCGGGGACTATAGCGCGCCTGGACCTGCTGTACGGCACGACTGGCAGCGGTTCGCTGCGGCTGATCGGGTATGACCGCAGCAGTGTGCAGCTGTTCGATTCGGGATACGTCTCGCCTTCGATCTTCCCTCGCTTCATCGGCTTCAACGGGCTGCCTGTCTTCGTTACCCTGTTCCTGGGCCCGGCTGCCGGCTCCCCTGGCGTGGTCTCCTATGGGGTCCAGTTTTCGTCTCTGTATCCGCTCACGCCCATCGGCACGAACTTTGTCCTGTCCAGCGGCACCCTATCCGGCAGCATCGGTGTGGCCACAAGTATCATCATCAACCCGGACGGGAACATCAACGACACGGCCGTCGGGCAGGTCTTTTATCAGCCGAATATCGACCTCATAGACAACCTTTTCGCATCCCTGAACGCATGGATAACCGAACTGCCAACAACGCCAACGCTCGCGTTCGGTATCGGAGTTTCCTCGGGCCGGTTCCTACGCCTGTGCCAGGAGCAGAACGTCCAGGGTGCCGTCATCTCCGCCACCGGCATCTACGCAGGCGACGCCACCACCATGGGCTACCAGCTCGATGACACTTTTATTAACTTGGTCCAGGGGCCCGCCACCTCTTCCGGCGGCCTGCTGTTCGAGGCGCGGGATCAGGCTGCCTTGGTGCTACGGGAACGCGGTTCCTTGTACAACCAGTCCGCACAAATAACGTTGGACTATGCGCAGCATCAGCTTTCGGCGCAGCCCGTGCCCGTAGATGATGACGCGTTCACTCGTAACAACGTCACCGTCACCAGGATCGGTGGTTCTTCTTCCATCCAGGCGTTGACTTCGGGAGCGTTGTCTATTCAGGCCCCGCCGAATGGCGTAGGCGACTACCCCACCAACTACGACCTCAGCCTGGGCGCGGACTCCCTGGTGGCGGATGCGGCTGGTTGGCGTCTGCATCTGGGCACGGTGGACGAGCCTCGGTATCCGCAGATCAGTATCAACCTGCGGCATTCCACGTTCACCGGGAACCTGGACTTGATGAACGCCGCGCTCACTATCGACATCGGTGACCGGCTGGTGGTGAACAATCCTCCGGCGTGGCTGCCGCCTGATCCGATCAGCCAGATTGTGCAGGGCTACTCCGAGACCATCGGAAGGTTCGAGCACGACATCACGTTCAACTGCTCCCCGGAGTCGCCGTATCGGGTGGCTGTCCTGGGGGACACGCTGCTGTCTCAGGTAGACACTGACGGTTCAACTCTGTCGCAGACGTACCCGCTGGGTACGGAGACCACGATCAAAGTGGCCACGACTACTTCCACGTCGCCGCTGTGGACCACTGCGGCCGGTGACTTCCCGTTCGATATCAACGTCGGTGGGGAGCGGATGACGGTCACGAACATCACCGGCGGCTCCAGCCCGCAGACGTTCACCGTCACGCGCAGTGTCAACGGGGTGGTGAAGGCACAGACCTCCGGTACCGATGTGCGGCTGTTCCAGCCCGCGATCCTCAGTCTTTAGGAGAGCAGGATGACACTTACCGCAGGTCAACGCCTTACGACCGTGAACCTGTCGCAGCCGTTCGTGGTGCAGGCGTACTGCTCGTCCAGCCTGACGCAGTCCACGAATACGGCGGCGGACATCGTTGGCGCGACGGTGACATTCAATACCGTGGGCACGAATGTGCAGGCGCTGATTCAGGGCGTGTTCGACATGGCGACCACCACTCCGGCGGCCAACTTCGCGTTGGGTACGTGCGTAGTCGACGGGGGTGCGGCGTTGGGTGCGGAGTGTGTGCTGGAGAACGACACCACCAACTATCGGGGGACGGGCACTCAGGTGTGGCTGGTGACGTTGGCGGCGGCGGGTTCTCACACGATCAAGTTGCAGGGGAACCTGACGTCGTCGGCGGGCGTCTGCACCTTCAATGCCTCACACACCGGGATCACCGTCACGGTGTTCGACTTCTAGAAACCGGCGGTTTCGAGCATGGGTCTTCTGTTCCGGGATGTGTGGTCGCCGATCTGGCCGAACCTGGCCGCGTCGGCGGTATGGGCCCCTGGCGTCCTGTGGTGGCATCACAGCCGCCTGCGGAGGCATGTGACAGCGGAGGTCGAGCGAGTGCATCAGGCCATGATCGGACATGGGTTCGAGGGAGAGGAGCCGTCCGGTGACTGACGCACACGATCAGGCGCGGCCGCCTACGGGGCTGATCTCGTGAGCGTCTTCCTCGCGGACATCTCCAGCTACGAACACGGCCTGGCGGTCGCCGCCCTGGCGGACTGCGCCGGGATCCTCGCGAAGGCCACCGAGGGCACGTACTACATCGACGCGGACTACGCCGGATGGCGTGCCCAGGCGAAGGCCGCGAGCAAACTATTCATCGCCTACCACTTCATCTCCGGCGAGGACCCGGACGCTCAGGCCGCCGCGCTGGCAGCGCACATCGGCGACCCGTCGCTGCCGGTGATGCTGGACTGGGAGCCGACCGGCGGCTACCGGCCGACCCTCGCGCAGCTGTACGCCGTCGCCGACGCCATGGGCCGGCGCGGGCTGCGCGTTCGCCTGGCCTACGTTCCGCGCTGGTACTGGTCGCAGCTCGGCGGACCGGACCTGTCCGGCCTGTCCAACCGCCGCATCGGCATGGTGTCCTCGGCGTATCCCGGCGGGGCGGGCACGGCCGCGCAGCTGTATCCGGGGGACGGCGCTGCCGGATGGCAGCCCTACGGCTCCGTCACGCCGCTGCTGTACCAGTTCACCGACCAGGCCGCCGACGGCGGGCAGCGCATCGACATGAACGCCTACAAGGGGACTGCGCTCACGTTCGCGGCGTTCCTCGGCGCGGCGGCACCCACACCGGCACCACCCACAGGAGGAACAGACGTGGCACTCACACAGCAGGACATCACCGCGGTGGCCGCCGCCACTGCGACCGAGATACTCAACCGCCAAATCCCGCGTGGCGGCGGCGGTATGACCGGCAGCACCAGCCTCGCCGCTACGACGTCCTGGTTCGATCAGCAGTTCATCAATCTGGCGGCCGCTATCGCCACGGCCCCGGTCGTGGACGCGCAGGCTCTGGCGGCCTCCGTGGTCGCGGGCGTGCTGCCGCACCTGCCGGCCGCTGTCGACGCGGTGGCGTTCGCGGACGCGGTCGCCACTGCGGTCACGAGCCACGTGTCCGGGCAGGCTGTGGATTACCAGGTCCTCGCCGACACCGTGTCGCACGCGCTCGCCGCGAGGCTGGCGTCGTGAACGCGCATGTGAAGGCGCAGGCGCTGCGGTTCGTCCGGATCGCGGCGCTGGCGTTCGTGGCGCAGTTCTTCGCGGCCGGGCAGACGGTGAGCTGGGAGAACCTGCTCGCTCTGGTTGCGGGTGCGGCGGAGGTGGGTATCCGGGAGATGTTCCCGACGAAGGCGATCCCGACGGTGGCGTCGGTCCTGGCCGACCCGCCCCCGCCGGGCGCAGAGGGTCAACGGCAACAACGCCGTGGTGTGTGAGCAGCCATCGTCGCCGGGGCTGCTCACCGGGCTCTGAGCAGTTCGCCTGGGATCGACTATTCGGCCTGGTTGCGAAGCCGGTCGCGTTCGGCTTCCAGCGCGACGTCGCGCCGCGCCTGGACGGCGACGGCCGGTTTGATGATGAGCGCGGCGAGGATGCCGAGCGGGCCGAGGAGCAGTCCCAGAATCAGGCCGGCGGCACCTTGGCCTTTGACGGAGCCGATGACCCAGCCGATGAATGTGCAGACGCCGAGTATGGCGAGGATCGGGCCCATGGTTCCCCCTGGCGTTGGCATGGTCGCGGGGTGGTGACGCTACTCCCGGACTGGCGTGTCCGCCATGCGCGGGAGAGCGTAGACCGGGTACGTCAGGCGGCCGAGGCAGGCCTGCGTGCTGCTGCCGCGGGTCCTGTCGCGGACCAGTGGAGTTCGACGTGGCTGCGGATGACGTAGGGGATGCCGCGTCCGCACCGGAACTCCGACCAGCCCGCGGCGTGCCTCGCGCCTTGGACCCGGTACCAGCCGGGTGCTGCTGCGGGGTGGGGGACGTGGATCCAGCCGTCGGCGATGTCTGCGGCGGGGCGGGGCGTCACGGCTCGACTCCCTCAGGCGCGTGCCAGACGTCGCCGGCGAGGACCTGGCGGGCCCGGGCGACGGCCTCGGCGAGCTGCTGCTCGGCGAGGTCGGCGCAGTCGCCGCAGCCGGGGCACAGCCGGCCGTCCAGGAGTACGGCATCTCGCAGGGGGATGATGGCGGTGATGGTGCGGGTGCCCCGGCAGCGGGGCGGTGGGGCGGCATGGCTGGTTTCGGGGATGGCGTCGCCCGCACACGGAGGTGGAACCTCGGCGTCGGCGAGAGACCTTCCCCACGAGGTGGTGTTCACCGTCGTGGTCCTCTCGGGTCTATACAGTTGATCACCCTGAGTGGTTGGGTGCCATCTCACCGTAGACCCGTGTCGGGCTGCTGTGAAGGATGCCCGTGCCCGTGTCGCGCAACTCCCGGTCGCACGGGAAGGCGGCGCGCTACATCCAGTCGTCGCCGTCGCGGACGACCCGGTACACGGCGGAGCGGACACGCACGTGCGGGGCGTCGTCGGCGAGCAGCGCCAGCGCGGCGGCGAACTCGCGGGCCTTGTCCGGCTTGCCCTTGCCGGCCGCTTCCTTGCCGAGGGCGGTCAGCTCGGCCTCGATCTGCGCGCGGGTGCCCTGGATCAGCTGGCTGCTCTTCATGGTGGGGAGCGTACAACGGCAGGGGGCTGACGTCGCGGAAGGGGTTGGGAGGAATTGGGAGGCGATCTACGCCACAGACTGATTCCGAATGCAACTTTACGTCATCGAACGCCGCTGATCTACTTCGGTCGATGGCTCTGGCCTGCGGTAGCCCGTCCGCCCCCCACCCGCCAGAACACGCCCACGGCCCCAGCTGGACCACGAACCGTGGAGGGGACGGTTCTTCACAAAAACAAACACCCCACATGAGCAGCGCCGCAAGTGATCGAATGGGAGCCGGGCGGGAGATCAACTCCGGTGGTTCTCCCATCGCGCCTGCAACCGCTCCAACACCCGCACCCGCATCGCGTCGGTGGCGTGGATGTACACCCCGTCCATGCCCGGCGTCGCATGCCCCAGCCGCTCGTCCCGCGCCACCGGCTCGACCCCGTCCTCGGCAAGCCACGTCTTGTGCGTATGCCGGAGGTCGTGCGGCACCAGGCCAAGCGCCACCGGCCCGGCATCGGCGACGAACTCTCCGCGGATCCGCTTCCGGCCCACCCACCCGTCGCAGGCCTTCCGCCAGTGGGAGTCGGAGAACCGCTGGTAGTTCAACGCGTCCCCGAGGGTGTTCACGAACAGCAGATCCCGTTCGGCGGGGATCGTCGCCAGGTAGTCGAGCAGCTGCTCGACCAGGAAGGCGGGCAGCTCGATGACGCGCCCCTTGCGGCCCTTGGGCCACGCGAAGAACCTGTCACCGTTCGCGGCCTGGTGCACCGCGCCGACGTCCTTGTCGATGACGTACCGGCCGGACGCGGGCTTCCCGTTCGCTGCGGGAAGCAGCGTCAGGAAGCTACGGCGCAGGCCGGCCGCCTCGCCCCACCGCATGCCCGTGAACGCGATCAGCAGCACCAGGAGGGCATACGCCTCAGGCATCCGCTCCCCGATGGCCAGAACCGTCTCCAGGGGCACGACGACGCCGACGCGGGCCTTGGACGGCTCGCGCGTCCCGCGGCGCTTCTTCGGCGCGACCGGGGACATCTGGATGTAGCCGGCCGCCATGGCGTCGCCGAGCATCATCCGCAGCAGCTCCATGACGGCGTCGGCGTGGGATTTGGAGCGTCCGGCGTGCAGCTGCTTGTCGAACTGGGCGACGTCGAAGGCATCCAGTTCGCGGATCGGCGTATCTCCCCAGCGGGGTTTGAGCTGCGCGTTGTACTGGGTGGTGCGGGTGCGTGCGGCCCGCTCGGAAATGTCTTGTGCGGGTAGCCATTTGGCGAACAGCTCGCCGAGGGTGATCTCGCCGCGTCTGGGGTCGTGGTAGCGGCCGTGTCTGATGTCGGCCTCCTGGTCGCGGCCGTGGTTGAGCGCATCCTGTCTGGTGCGGAACCCTGACGCGCTGTCTTCCTTGCCGCCGGGCAGCTTGAACTTGACGCGCCAGGGGAACTCGCCCTTACCGCGTTTCTCGGCGTAGGCCATGGGTGTACCTCCCGGGGTGGCGTGGCGGCGGGGTCTGGGCTGCCACGGCCGTGGTCCTGGGGGCTAGGGCATGGTGCCGGTGCCTCGTGTCGTGGCGTTTTCGTGTCGTGGGGAGGGCAGCGCGTACATGCGTGCCTGCTTGCTCTCGGCGGCGTCGCGGTAGCCCGCGTGGTAGCCAATCCGCAGGTAGTACAGCGCGTTGTTGGCGGGCTCGATGACGGCTCGGGTGAGCGACCAGATGATGAGCAGGCTGGAGGATGCGGCGGTGAGTCCGAGGGCGATGGAGGAGCGCCACAAGGCTTCGGCGTGGTGGGGCGGGAGAGCGATCTCGAATGCCATCCAGCACGCGGTGATACCCCATGATGCGATCACGAACGTGCCGTGAATGCTTCCGTTGAGCTTTTTCTCCGAAGCCCTGTTTTGCAGTGCGAACATTTGTACAACCCCTTGTGAAGCCTTCATTAGTGGCGGCCGGGGATGCCCGGACCTCCACTGAATCTGCCTTTGACATGGGTGTCAACCTCTTCGGGGGTTGTTAATCAGGCTTCTTTGCGCTTCCTTGTGGAATCTCGGTCGTCATATTCGGATCGCAGGACCCTGAGCATTGCGATCATTGCATCCTTCTTGTCATCTGATAGATACGGGTCCGAACGGATCTCGTCCTCGACGGTCGGCGGAGGACCGGGAGGGCTCGGGTCCTGGGCCAGCCCCGCCTCGATGGCGGTCATGCGCCCGGCCACGACGAGCAGCTGCAGCAGCGGCACGTGGATCGCGTCGACGAGTGGGCGCAGGAGTTCGATCGTGGGCTGTGTCCGACTGCTCAGCCACCGGTTGAGCACGGGCTCGCCGATGCCTGAGGCGCGCGACAGCTCGGCCACGTTCCGGTAGCCGGCCGAGTTCATCGCATGCCTGAGGAACGTCGGAAAATCTTGCGTGACGGTCATGCGGACACCATACCGTCACGCGTGGCGGACGCACAGCCCGTTGACGTGAGTCCAACGCAGGTCATATGGGGTGAGCCATATCGAGCGACCGGCGAATATGGCGGAAGCATGCGACCTGCGGGTCAGTCGGCACCGGTCGGCCGCGACTGACAGCCACGCATGCAACCAATCGATTCCAAGTGCTTGCATGAACGAGCGACCTGGCTTAGTGTTGCTTGCATGGCAGAGCAGAACAGCGCTACCCGAGTCCCCCGGAAGACGATCATCCTCGATGGGGACGCGTTCGCTGTCCTCGCCTCGACACACGGCTGGAAATCCAACGCTGCGATAGCCCGCGCCGTCGGCATGCCGGAGCGGACCGTGGATCGGATCGTCAAGGGCAGCAGCCCGATCAGCATCGAGTTCATCGCTGGCGTTCTGGAGGCCGCGCCCCTGGTTGGTTTTCGCCGCGTGTTCAAGTCTGTCCCCGCGCCCGACCAGCCCGGAAAGGAGAAGTGATGACCAAGCTCTACACGCCCGACGAGACCGCCGCGATCTTCCGTGTCAGCAAATACACGGTACTTCGGTGGGCCCGCAACGAAGAGATCGGCTGCTACAAGCCGAACGGCCTGACCGTCCGGTTCAGTCAGGAGCACATCGACGCGAAGCTCGCCGACAGCGTCCCCCGCGCGGCGGGGCCCGCTCGTAACCCGAAGTACGCGAGCTGACGAACGAGAGAGCGCCCGCCCCCTGTGACGGGACGAGCGCGAGATCAACCACCTACCAGCTCAACGAGAGGTGATCGACATCAAAACTCTACTGCACCACCCCCACCGGGACGAGTTTCCGGACCTGCGTGCCGCCATCGAGGCGACGCCCGTCCGCCGCCCTGCGCCGTTCCGCCCCGTGTACCCCGGCGTCAGCCGTACCGTCATCGACGAGCTGCGGGCCGCCGCTGCCGGGCCGTCGCCCGCCGAGCAGGTGCGTCACGCCCGGACGATGGCTCTCGCGCCGCTGGCCGCGCTGTTGAACGAGCCCGTGCCGGTCACCGACTGGCTGTATCTGCTCGGCGCGGTCGAGTCCGCCGAGCTGGCCGCCTGGTCCCGGCTGACCACCGACTACACCCGCGTCCTGGACGCGGCCGCGAACGAGTTGGCGTTCACCTCCCACCAGGCTCACGTCGCGCTCAACGAGCAGCTGGCCGAGGTGAACGCGCAGTGACCACCACGACCGACACTCAGGCCGCCACCGCCACCGCGCCGGCGACCCGCCTCGACAAGCAGCTGGCCGCGCACCGCGTCCAAGGCGACCTCATGCCCGCCATCCCCACCAACATCCGCATCGTGTCGTGGACCATCACCTCCGAGGGTCTGCGCGGGCAGATGCAGGTGTGGCCCACGGACGACCACCAGTCCCGCCTCAACCTGCGGAACCTCGCCGACCTGTTCGACCTGGCCTACCGCGAAACCGCAGCCAAGGCCGGCGACGGGCATGCCGAGGTCTCGGCGTCCGGTGTCGTCGACGGGGTGGCCGTCAAGTTCTGGGACTTCGTCGCGCCGTGCACCTGCGGCTGCCACGCGGCGGGAGCGACGTCATGAGCACCCTGCCGCTCGTCGTGTCCGCGAACACCGACGTGCCCGCGTATTTCATGCGCACCGACGCCGACGACCTCACGCTGCTGCGGTACACCCCGGCCCTGCCCGACGGCCCGTTCCACTGGGCCACCCGCGAGCAGGTCGACGGCCCCGCGAATGAGCTCACCGTCGGAGCCGTCGCGCAGCTGCTGCACCACTCCGGCCTGGAGCCCGACGGCCTGGACGATGACGGCGCGATCGCCGTCATCGCCCGGTCCCTGGCCGCAGTGCACTGCGACATGACCCGCTGTGCTGGCGAGGTGGGTGCGGAGATTGCCGAGCACGTCGCCGGTGCTGCTGCTGCCCGCTTCAACCGCTGCGTCCTGCGTGCCGGACGGCTGCTCGGAACGGAGGCGTGATGCCCGAGCCCAAGAACGGAACCGCCTATCTGTCGGAGACGTGGCGGCTGCTCGCCGACGCCTACACGGAGGGCGCGGCCAAGATCCGCACGCGCCCCTGCACCCGGCGGCTCCAGCGCACCGCCGACGCCATGGACGCCTCAGCCGCCCGCTACCGCCGCTTCGCCGACGCCGAACGGCGCTGGACCCGCACACCGAAGGGCGGTGCGACGTCGTGAGCGCCATGGCCGACCTGGACCGCGCCATCACCGTCCGCCTGCTGTCCGTCATCGCCAGCCGCGAATGGCACGAGCGCGCTACCGCCAAACGGCTGCGCGCCGACGAGAACAAGGCCGCGTACGCGCCCCTGTTCGACCGTGCCGCCGGGTTCTGGCTGAAGCTCGGCTTGCTTGTCGAATCCGGCCGGAACCCCGACCGCGACCAGGCCATGGCCACCGCCTACCTGCGTGAGTCGATCGAGCGTGACGTCATGGCCGAGACCAAGCGCGCCGCCGACACCCGCCGCAACACCGTGACCACTCCGGGAGCACCCTCATGACCGCCACCGCACCGAACATCATCCAACTCGTCGCCTCCGTCATGACCGACGTCACCCACGTCGGCAAAGACGGCTGGAACCCCGGACAGAAGTTCAAGTTCCGAGGAATCGACGCCGTCGTCAACGCCGTCGGGCCCGCGCTGCGCAAGGCCGGAGTCGTGCCCACGCCCGTCCTGGAGACCGTGACCTACCGCGACATCCTCACCGGCGGGAACCGCACCCCGATGCAGCAGTGCACCGTCCAGGTGCGCTACCAGTTCTGGGGACCGGCCGGCGACCACCTGGATGTCGTTGTCCCCGGCGAGGCGTTCGACTCCGGCGACAAGGGCACTGCGAAGGCTATGTCGGTGGCCTACCGGACAGCGCTACTCCAGCTGCTCGCGCTGCCCACCGACGAGCCTGACCCCGACGTCGTGAGCTACGAGCGCGCCCCGCACACCGTGACCGACCAGACATGGTTTATGGCCGTCAAGCAGCGCATCGACACGGCCGTGGACACGGCGGTGCTGAACAGGATCGGTGCAGAGATCGGTACGCAGTCTGACGCCGGGAACCTGACGGCGGAGGACGGCACCATCCTGCGCGGGCTGTTCGATGCCCGCTGGGCGCAGTTGCAGGCCGAAGCGCGTCAGGCCCCTGCCGACGACGAGTGGACACTGCCCGCCGAGACCCCGCAGTCCAAGCCGCCGTCTCCGCTGATGCCGAAAGCCGACCAGAAGCAGCACGCCCGCATGGCGATCCTGCTGAAGGAAAAGCGCGGCATCACCGACGACGACCAGTCCCGCACCGCGCTCGCGGCGATGGTGCACCGCCCCGTACCGTCCCGCACGGAGCTGACGAAGTCCGAGGCGTCCAGCGTCATCGAGACGCTGACCGCCGAGCCCGACCACGTGCCGCTGCCCGACAACCCGGTGCGAGACATCCTCGCCGGCGGAATCGACGCCGCAACCTCGCCCGCCACGCTGGACGAGGCCGGACGCGACGTCACGAACGAGTTGACGCGCGGCTCCATCACCCCCGGCGAGGCCGAGCACCTGCGCGGCCAGTGGAGAGCTCGCAAGGGCCAGCTCCAGGCCGAGCACGCACAGATGGCCGGTGCCGCATGAGCACGACCCGCTCCCGCTTCGCGCCGAAGTTCCCGGTCGCCGTCCCTTCGGGGACGGCCTCCGGGCCCACCGTCGAACAGGTACTCGACCGCCGCGGCGTGGTCGTGTTCCGGATCCGCACCGGTTTCAACGCGCGCGGGATCCGCTGGCACGAGCTTCGCGCCTACACCGCCGGGTTCGACCGCATCGAGTTCGACTACACCGACGCCCGTGCGGACAACGCGATCCGGCTGGCGCTGCTGCGGCTGCTGTTCGAGCAGTACTCGCGCATCGACTGGACTCGCGACCACGACGTCCACCTGGGTGACGGCCGGATCCTGCAGTCCCCGGAGGACAACGAGCCCGGCTGGCTGCCCGATGAGGACCGCCAGTTCGGCGGATCCGCGCCCGTGTACGTCGCCACCACCCCAACGCTCGCTGAGATCGGAGCCACGACGTGAGCAAGACCGCCACCGCCAACGGGCTGCGGGCACTCAACCCCGCCGAGAAACGAGCCGTAGAACTCCACGGCCTCGGCAACGCCATGCGCAGCATCATCATCCAGACCGGCCTGTCCGAGAAGCAGATCGAAACAGCCATCGGATGGCACGCCGAGTGGGAGAAGCTCCGCGCGCAGGCCGCACGGACCACGGCACGGCAGGCGGCATGGAACAAGATTCCAACACCTGGGGAGCCTGATACACGTTCGCTGTGGACTCTCGCCGAGCAAGCCGAGAACGGGGCCACCGCGGATGTGGCGGCGCCCGACGTGCTTCCCGCGCCGGCCAACTCCGGGCCCGTTGACGAGCCAGAGACGGCCGACTTCGACGGGATCCTCGCCGATGCCATCGCCGAGTCCGCGGCCCCGATCGTCGTGCACGTCGTCGGCCGCGAGACCGAGGCCGAGTTCCCGGCCGAGCCGGAGCCCGTCGGCTGGGACGCGGCCCTGGCCGACGAGGACGGCAGCCATCCGGACGAGCTGACACCGCCGCCTGCGCCCACGGCAGGCACGGACGGGCTGCTGTCCCGCGCCGAGGCCTCAGTGCAGCCCCGCGTCCGCCAGCTCGCCGCCACAGTCCGCGAGCAGCTGACCGAGCTGACGCGGCTGCTCGACAGCGACGAGAAGGTCAGAACGCTGACCATCGCCGCGGAGGTGCTGCGCCGCCAGCTCGCAACGACGGAGGCGGAGCTTGCCGCGCTGCTCGGCAACGATGCCGCTCCGCGCGAACCGGCGCCCGAGCCCGAGCCATGCCGGGACCCGTCGCCTTCGGGAGCCGTGTCCGCATCCACATCGACCATGCGCGCCTGGGCCATCGCGAACGGCTGGGAAGTCCCGGTCCGAGGCATCCTGCGCGCCGAGGTCGTCGCCGCCTACAACGCAGCCCACGAAGGAGCATCATGAGCCGCCCTTACCGCGCCCTGGCGGTGCGTTTCGCCGCTGTCGACGTCGCCTGCTGCGCCGCAGTAGTCGCGGTCCGCCTGGCGTATGAGAACCCGGACACCACCCGCATCATCGCCGCCGGAATCAGCGCGTGCACCTTCCTGGCGGCGTTCTCGCTGCTGCTGTCGGCCGCGCTGTCGTCCGGCTGGCACACGGTGCGTATCAACCGGTGGGCCCGGTACGAGGCCGCGCTGCGGGAGGAGCGTCCGCTCGGGCCTGCGGGCCGGCGCGGGTATGTGGTCGAGCCGGATCCGAACAGCGTGTACGAGGGTTACACCCCGGCGCAGATGCCGACCGTCAACCCGCCCACGCAGCCCGCACGGCACGCCGCAACGCTGCGGCTGGAGGTGCGGGATGGTGGGTACGCCTCGCCGTACCTGCCGGACGAGCACGTCACCGAGGCACGGATCGCAAGCGAGATGGCCGCATGAGCCACGACTACCGCAAGCAGGCCTACGACTGGGCAGGCGACGGCAACGAAAAGCTCGTCGACGCCGTCGCCGCACGCCTCCACTACAACGAGTCGCTCCACATGCACAACCTCGGCGTAGAGAAGAAGCAGTACGGCGCGTGCGAGTACTGCTGGCTGCGCGCCGGGAAGGCCGTGCGCGCGCTCGTCGACATCGGAGCGATCGGCAGCAAGACCGAGCGCGCGGCGGCGGCCGAGCTGGAGCGTGCGTCGTGACGCGCATCTACGACCGCGCCGTCACCTCCAGCGGCATGACCCTCGACACCCCGCGCGGACCCGTCGACCTGGTGGCGGTCGAACGGGTCCTGGGCGGCCACTACGCCCCGCTCACCCGCGCCGACGACACGCACCTGTCCGATCAACTCACCGGCAGCTGGGACCAGGCCGCGTGGGTGAGTGAGGCGCTGGGCGTCGACATGCTGTCGGTGCTGCGCCGCGTCGACCGCGCACGGAAACGGGCAGCGAGATGAGCCGGCCACGACTGCTGGCACCGTTCTGCGGCCAGGGCGGAGACAGCATGGGCTACCACCGCGCCGGATTCGACGTCACCGGAGTCGACATCAACCCGCAGCCCCGCTACCCGTTCGAGTTCATCCAGACCGACGCCATCGAATACATCCTCGCGCACGGCCACGAGTACGACCTCATCTGCGGCGGCCCGCCTTGCCAGGACTGGACGCCCCTGGCCGCGTTCACCGGCGGCAACGGTACTGGATGGCTGCTCGATGCGACCCGCCAGGCGCTCATCCAGGTCGGCCGGCCGTGGGTCATCGAGAACGTTCCGGGAGCCGAGATGCGCGTGGACCTGATGCTGTGCGGCGGCCAGTTCGGACTTCGGACGTACCGGCACCGCTGGTTCGAGTTCTCCGACCCGATGTTCCCGCCGACGCTCGCACACCCCCGGCACCGCATCCGGACCGACGACCACAAGCGTCGTACCGGCTGGAACGCGGGCATGCATACGACCGTAACCGGCAACGTCACGCTGGATATCGCGAGCACGGCGCTCGGGATCGACTGGATGGACGTGGACGGTCTGCCGCAGGCGATTCCGCCGGCGTACACGGAGTACATCGGCGCGCACTTGCTCGCGCAGCTGACCGCTGTGCCCTGACCCCTGAGCTGCCAGTGGCGGAGTCCTGCCCGGACCCCCGACCGTCGCTGGCCGCCGCGCCTTGGGCCTGTGTCCCCCCGACCGCCCAGGGCGCGGCACCCGCCCCGGCGCTGTTCCCCACGGACGGCGCCGGGGCCCACGATCCACCGGAGCCGCGCGGGGAAGGCGCGGCGAGGTGAGCAGGACCGGCACGGCGTGAGGGCACCGCGCCGGGGACTGCACGGCCGCCGTCTGTTGACAGGAGTGGACAACAGACGGCGGCCAACCCAACAGACCGCACACACGACGAGACAGGACACGACGATGACCAACACCCCGCGTCACCCCGCCACGGAACACCTGCTCCAGTTCTTCGCCTACGACCACCTGCCGCAGCACCTTCAGGACATCAGCGCGGGCAGCTTCCTGCTCGCGCAGGACATGACGACGATGCTGCCGGACGGCCCCGAGCTGACTTCCGGTCTGCGGAAGCTGCTGGAGGCGAAGGACTGCTTCGTGCGCGCGGCGGTCGAGCAGGCGCGGACCGCTGAGAGCACGCCATGACGAAGCTCAGCGAGAACCTGACGCCGCGCAACGGCGACCCCATCCGCGAGAACGGCGACACCAGGCCGGCGCAGTACGGCACCGAGCAGCTCGGCAACGTGGCCGTCTCGGACGAGCAGGTGCAGGCTGCCGCCGCGCTGGTCCGGCGCTACGTGCCGGAGGGCCTGGACCGCGACGAGGTGATGGCGGTGTTGTTCGCGCCGCCGTACCGGACGCCGCCGACGCACAAGGCGCGTACGCACGAGTCGGTGGTGCGTCTCAACGCGGCCGACGAGCAGCAGCGGGCAGCGGAGGTCGGGTCGTGACCGGCCTGTCGTGGCTGCGGTCCATACGTACACCGGTCCCGGTCCCGCGCGCCGGGTTCGAGCCGACCAGCGTGGCCGCGCTGCTGCTGGTTGAGCTTGACCGGGCCGAGCCCGCACGCAAGCAGCAGCAGGCGGCCGAAGGCGTAGAGCTGCTGCTCGCCGCCGAACGCGCCAAGAACCAGAAGCTCCGCAACGAGAAAGCCGCGCAGGCATCCGAGCTGCGTGACGTCCACCGTGACAACCGCCGCCTGAAGGACCAGGTCGCGTCCGGGGCGAAAATGCTCGCTGCTGCGCAGCGTGAGTGCGCCGAGGGCTGCGTCCACGCGGCGGATGCTGCCGGGCTGCGGGTGACGCTGCACCGGATGCAGCGCGCGGCCGACGAGGCCCGGGCAGCCGACGAGGCACGTGACAGGGCTGCGCTGCGAGACGCGCGTCCGGCGGCGTGGACAGCGCGGCGGACGAGCGGGGAACGGGCGTGAGCGGGTGGCTGAAGCCGTGCGGCACGGTCGCTGCATACAGGCGGCACTTCCGCAACGGCGAGACGCCCTGTGAGGCCTGCCGTGCTGCGGAGAATGCCCGGCAGGTCGCCCGCTACCGGAAGCGCCACCCGGACGCGAAGCCGCGCCCGGACGAGCTCCAGCCGTGTGGTACGGCGGCGGCCTACGGCCGGCACGTGCACGCCGGTGAGGCCACGTGCGAGCCTTGCCGCAAGGCGTGGCGCGAGTACTGCAAAGCCCAGCGGGACGAGAAGCGCAGGCGGCGAGGGTGAGGTCAGAAGTCTTCGTCCATCTTCGACGGTACGGCCGGCGCGGTCGGCAGGTCTTGCAACAGTTCCGCGAGCAGCTGCGGATGCCGTTCTTGCAGCAGATACGCCAGGTCGTTGGTCATGGCCGCGCGCTCGAAGAAGGGCACCGACACGACGATCGCCCGCGGCCGTCCGTACTCGGTTAGCGCGATCGCGGCGTCGCGGTCCCGAGCCCTGTCGACGATCTCCGTCAGGCGCGGGCGGGCCTTGGTCATCGGCAGGGCGTTCACGTCGGACCTTCCAACCTTTACGGACATGGCCAACATGGTAGGCCATGGTGACAGTTAGCCACTGTTGCAAAGGTTAGCAAGTCTTGTAAGATATAGCCACTGATCACGACGAACAGCACAGAAAGCGAGCGTGGTGAAGCACCAGCCAATGGACAGTTTCGACTGGCAGCGCATCGTCGCGCGCTGCGAGCTGTCCCTCACCACGAAGGCGCTGGCCGGGATTCTCGCGTCGTTCGCGAGCCGGGACGGTAGCGAAGTACGCCCGGGCGAGGAGCTGCTCGCGGACATCACCGACATGACCGTGCGCGCCGTCCGGGAGCACCTGGCGAAGATGCGGGATCTTGGGCTGATCGAGCGCGTCCAGCACGGCAAGACGCGCGGCCGAGCGGACGTGTATCAGCTGACGGTTCCGGGGGCGGACGCGGATCCGTTGGTGATGCGCCTGGATCCGAATTGGGAGCGTTTGACACCCCGGAAGGAGCCGAAGAAGCGGGCCCCGAAGCCCGCCGCTACCGGCACCGTGGTTCCGGTAGCCGGGCCTGTGGATAACCCCGAAACGGCCACCGCTACCGGAACCCAGGATCCGGTAGAGACCCCTGTGGATAACTCCGCTACCGGAACCCCCACGCATCGCTACCGGAACCACCACGTCGCGCTACCGGAACCGGGGTTCCGGCCACCAAGTAAGACCAACCAAGACCAACCACAAAACCCGTCTGGGTTGCCTCAGCCGGGTACCTCACCTGAGTCGGATCCGGACAAGATCAACCCCGAGCTGTCGCGGATGGATTCGATCAACGCCCGAGCGGCACCGACCGCCGACGAGTACGCCGCCGCGTTCAAGATCCTGATGGCGCTCCCGAACAGCGGCGAGTTCTTCCAAGCCGCCGCCGTTAAGCAGCTCCGCGACGAAGGCATCCCCGACCCGTCAGCGACGCTCATCGCCGTCCTCGCTGCCGAGATCGCCCAACGACCCGAAACGAAAGCCTCATGACCGACGCCCGCAAGCGCAGCCTCGTCCCGTACTGGCAGCCGCCCGACAACCCCGCCTCCGACGAACGCCGCAACCTGCTGCTCACGTTCGTTCACGAGATCCGCGACGCGCAGGGCGCGCTCACCGCCGAGCGGCTGGCCAACCGCCTGCTGACGCGCCTGGACCTGCGCGGCTGGGGACCCGGGCAGCAGCGCGGCGCGGCGCCGACGATGCGCACCCGCCACGGCGTCTGCCCGACGCACATGCAGCAGCAGCCCTGCCGAGGCTGCGCAGCCGACCGCAAAGCCACCCAAGACGAGGACACATGACCGCCAAGAACCCGCCGTCCGAACAACACACCGCCATCTACCTCGGCAAAGCCATCGGCGCCATGGACGCCCTGTGGAACCACACCCGGTTCCTGCGCGACGAGGCCTACACCGCGCACCGCGCGTCCGGCTACAGCAACGAGACCGGGCAGGCCCGCGACGTTGCCTTCGCGTTCGGCCGCCACGTCGAGGGCGCGCTCCAGGCCCTGGACGTCGCTCGGCGCGTCCTCGCCGAGGGCGCAGTTCCGGCCGGCGACGCGCCCGACGAGGCCCTCAAACAGGGGCCGAAAACTGAAACAGACATGCCGCTGACACCCCACGACCAGCTCAGGAGCCTGACATGACCACCCGAAACCGAACGATCCTCACCTGCGACAAGTGCAAGTCCGAAGCCCCCGCCCGCTTCGACGCGGCCTTCGACACCGCGATCACCCCATGGATGCAGGCCCACGGCTGGCTGCACGTCAACGGCAGCGACATGTGCCCGGCCTGCCTCATGGACGCGGACACCGCCACCACCACGAAGGAGACCAGCGCATGACCGTCACCGCGAACAGCCCCATCGCCGACCTGAAACTGTCGGCCGTGCTCACGAAGAACCTCGCCGGCACCGGGTACGCCACCGTCGCCCAGCTCGTCAGGACGAGCCGCGAGGCTGTCACCGGCCTGTGGTTCACGGGGCCGACCGAGATGGCCGCGATCGACAAGGCCCTCGCCTCGGCGGGGCTGCGGTTCGCGCCCTCCGGCGGCGCCATCAACGTGTGCAAGACGTGCCCGGCCTGCCCGGTGTGCGGGAGCCTGCGTGCCACCTCGGCGGTGAACGTGGTCACCGACTCCGTCACCGGGCAGGCGCGTCACGGCGGGTTCCAGCCCACCCCGCCGTGTGCGAACTGCAACGTCCACCACCGCGCGCTCGTCGCCGACCGTGCGGCCGAACTGGCAGGGGTCTGACCATGGCCAATCCCACGACCCCCGATTTGCTTGCCGTGTTCGCCAAGACCCCCGAACTGCCGCCCGGCGCGATCGAACGCGACCTCGTCGACGCCACCCGCCGCCTCGCGGCCAGCTCGCTGCCGGGCTTCACTCAGGCGCAGCTCGGCGAAGCCCTCATGCACCTCGTGCCGATCGTCAACGCCCTGACCGACAAGATCCACGAGGCCGATCCGCTACTGGACTGGGAATCCATCGCCACCGTCACGGTCAACGTGGTCGGCGTCGCGGGCATGGAGCTGTACCAGGCTGCCACCACAGCGTTCCTGGCCGCCGTTGATGCCGAGGAAGCTGCGCAGGACGACCGCGATGCAGACCGGAGCGCGTCGTGACCGACCCGACTGACGCCGCCGCCGGACGCCTGCGAGCCCTCATCGACGAACACGTCGCGGCCGGACGCCTCGCGGCGCCGTACTACAGCGAGTCCGACCTCCGCGCGGTCCTGGACGAGCGCGAGCAGCTGGCCGCTGAGGCGGTCGAGCTGCGCGCCATCCGTGACAGCCGCGTCCGCGAAGTCCGCGCCGCACACGCCGCCGGATGGCTCGACCACGCCGAATTCATCGCCGAACGCAACCGGTCCGTCGGCGACGCCCGCGAGACCGCAGGGCAGGCATACACGGCCGCGCGCATCGCCGACTGGCACAAGACCGAACCGGAGGCGACCCATGGCTGAGCCGATGAGCGACAAGCGGCTGGAACGCCTGACCGCCCTTGCCGAACTGCCATGTAGCTGCGACAACGCCGACTGCCAGAACTACATGAGCGCCCTGACGGCCCAGCAGGCGCAAGAGCTGGCGGCCGAGACGCAGCAGCTCCGCGAGCAGCTGGCCGCCGCGAACAGGCTGACCGCGTTTGCCGCCCGTACCGCTGACCGACTCCGCCAGCACGCTGGGCGGTACCGGCTCCGCGCCGAGATGGCCGAGGCGCGGCTCGCCACGCAGGTCGGCAACGTCCGCGACCTCGCCACCGAGAACGAGCAGCTGCGCGCACGGCTCGGCGACGCGAAGACCGAGCAGGGCATCCGCTGGCCCAACGGCACCGACGAGCAGTGGTGCGGGCACTCCACACTGTCGATCATGGCCGTGGCTGCCGACCAGGGCGGCCAGTACATCGAGCGCACCGCGTATCGCGGGCCCTGGCTCGCCGCGGGCGGCCGTGTGTCCGCCGATGCCGCCGCAACGGCGCTGAGCGCCACGCTCCCGGCCTCGCAACCCGCCGAGGGGTCCCGCGTCGAACTGGAGCCCGCAAAGCCCGCAGCGGGACACACAGAGGCAGAGCCTCGCCTCAGCTGCCGAGAAACCTACTGCGACGACAGGTGGCCAACGTGACCACCCGCGAACAGCACCGCGCAGCAGCAGCCACACGCCACGACCTCGACCGCGCCATCGAAGCCATCCTCCGACGCGGCGGCGACCCCGCCGTACAGAAGCTGGAGATATGGGCCGCCTACACCGGCCGGTACGAGCTGCGCGAACGACAGGCCCCCGGCCAACGCTGCGGCGTCCACACCGGCACCGCACTCCAAAACGGCCGCTGCCCCATCTGCGGATGGACAGCAGGCTGACGGCCACCCACCCCACAACCCGAACCCCCGCCACCGCGACACCCGGCCGACAACGAAAGGCACCCACACCATGATTGAACCCGCATCCGAGTCCCTCGCCACCAGCCTCGCCGACCTCGCCGACCGCCTCGCCGACCGCCTCGACCAGCTGCTCGCCACCCGCATCGCCTGCCTCGGCTGCACAGCCGAAGTCCACAAAGCCACCGCCAGCGGCCAGGAACCCCCGCCGATCAACTTCGTTGACGTCATCGTCAACGGCTGCGGCCAGTGCTGGGCCCACGTCCAGTTTGTTGATTGGCCTTTCGCACCCGGGCAACTCCCCAGCGGGCTGCTACTCCCCGGGTCCGGCGCGTGAACGACACCAACTACGGCGACGCCATCATCAACCTCGCCAAGCAACCTGCCGACCACATCCAGAACGGATAACCATGGACACCACCCACCTCACACGACCCCCGCGCGTCCGCATCGAATCCAACGGCGAACACCGAGGCACCCGTATCTACATCGACGACACCGAGGTCACCAACGACGTCGTCGCCGTCACGTGGACCGCGCAAGCCGGCTCCCGGCCACCCACCGCAACCATCACCTTCATCCAGGCCACCGTCGAAGCCGCCGGCGGCCTCACGACCCCACCGGACCTCGACGAGTACGCCCTCTACGGCTCCGACACCGTCGACGCCAGGGTTGAGCACACCGTGTTCGGCTGCGGCTGGTGCAAGTCGTTCGACGACCAGCCCGTGACCGAGCTCCTGGCCGCGATCCGCGCACACCACGCCGAAGCACACGCCGGGCCGCCGGCGACCGACGCCTACGGCCGGGCCGCCCGGCCCCCGCTCCTGGTGCGCAAGCAGCCTGCGTTCACCACTGACGGCATCACCGTGACGTTTTCCGACGGCCGCACCATCCCTTATGAAGACTGTGATTTCAGCGCGGAGCAGGACGCCGGCATCAGGGGACTGCTTGATGATTACGACACCATCGCCGACTTCATGGTTCCGGAGAGCCTCCGCAAAGCCATCATCGGCTCAGCCTTGGATCGTCCAAGAAAGGTTTTGGCACGCGACCGCGTCGAGCCCATGGGCTCCCCGTACGCGCCGGTCACGCTGGACCCGGACGCGATGGAGAAACTCGCCACGATCATCGAGCCCGAGCACAACATCACCGTCATGAAGTCACATCCGGTGGTGGGCAACTACTGGCAGGCCATGTGCTCATGCGGCGGCGGCGTCACCCTGCTCTACGCCACCCCCGAGGCCGCCGAGGAAGCCGCCCGCGACCATGAGCCGGGGAAGCGGGCGAACGACTGGAACGCCGTCGACACCCCCGAGACTCGCGCCGCCGCCCACGGAGTTCTCGTTGCCCAAGAGTCCGACGTCGCCACCCGGTTGATGCACGAGCTCGGCACCACCAAACACAGCAAACCGCCGCTTTAGCAGAACATCCACACGCACCGCAATACACTGGAACACTCGAACTAAATAGCGCAGCCCCGGCAGTGTTCAAGCACCAGCCGGGGCCGCTAAGCACCCGGCTAACAAGGAGCCTGAAGTGCCTGCCCAAGACGATAGAGCCGCCACCGGCACGCCGGAAGACCAGCACACCGAACCCGCCCGCCCCGCCGCACCGCCGCCGCCGCTGGCCAAGCGGGAACGGAAATACCTGATCCCACTATCAATGCTGGTACTACTGCCAGGCCTCGGGATCTCCGCATGGAGCTTCTACGGCTACGCCCGCGAAGCCCTAGCACCAATGCTCCTCGCCGCCTCGGCATCCGCAGCCATCGACGGCATCGGCCTATTCGCCGCCTACTTCGCCGCCAGATTCACCAACCGCGGCCAGTCCGCCCGCTTCCCACGCCTGGTCACCTACCTGATGATCGCCGCGAGCGTATACGTGAACTGGGAACACGCATCGTCACAGCACTGGTCAACAGGCCTGCACGTGCTGGTCTCCGCCCCGGCAGTCGCCTCCGCATTCGCGTTCGAAATCCTCATGCTGGAGCTGCGCGTCAACGAGCGTGCCAAGCGCGAGCAGCGCCGCCGGTCGCGCATGTCCGCGAAGGTCGATGCGGACTTGTGGCTGCACCACCCGTTCGCGGTGTGGGGTGCGCGCCGCTGGGAGTCTCGTGACCGGCTGGCCGAGCTGTTCCCCGGCCACAAAACCCGGCCTGCCCGCGACGCCGACCCGGCCGACACAGCGAACCCCGCATCCGCCGTCGCCGCCCCGCCGGTGGCCGCGCAGGTTCACACCCACACCCCCGACCCCGCCGTCGCGCCGCAGCCAGCGCCGGTAGAAACCCCGCCGCCCACCCCTGCCGAGGTTCACGACGACGTCGACATCACACCCGGCACCCGCGTGGACACCGACACCGCCCGCGCCTACATCACCACCGGATGGCTGAACGGCGAACCCGCAGCAGTGACAGCCGCGAAATCGGGACGCTCCACGTCACTCGTCTACCGCGAATTCAAGACCCTCACCGAGCGGCACGGGCCCCGGCCCGGCCCGGATGACACCGGCGAGGTTCCGTCCGTCGACGCCGTCAACGGCACCGCGCAGCACTGACCCCGGCGGTCCGTCCCGATGGCCGGCAGACCCTCAGGAGCCTGCCGGTCGTCGAAGCCGCCCGACCGGGCGACCGACACAGCGAACGAGGAGAACCCGTCATGGCACGCAAGCGCGACGACGTGCAGGACTACAACGACGCCCGACAGGCACTGAACGATGCGGGTGTCGGAGCTGCCAGCCGCGAGGAGTGGATCGCTCGCACCGGCCAGGACCCGAACGACCCGTCCACCTGGAACAGAAGCATCGTCGACGTCATTCGCGAGCAGCAGCGCAACCGCTGATCCATTCCGTGCCGGCCGCGGCTCACCTCGAAGTCCGCCGCGGCCGGCTCTCCCAGTAGGAGGACACCCATGTTCCACCACAACCCGCAGCCGTCGCCCATCGTCATCACCGAACTGAACGCGCCGCCCCCGGCCGCGCGCCGCTACGGGTTCCACCTGTGGGAGCGGGCCGTTTTCGCCGCCGCCCCGCTGTCCGTGCCGGCGCCGCTGGTCTGCTGTGTGACCTTCGGCCGCGCCGGCTGGTCCATCCTCGGCCTGGCCGCCGCGCCGGCCGCGGTCGCGTTCGTCACCGTGGCCCGCCGCCGCCGCGACAACGCCCCCGAGGTGCCCATGTCTGCACCCGGGTGGGCCGCCTCGTGGTCCGACTTCGAGGGCGTCGTCGTCCAGGGCGAGAGGGCCGCCTGATGTCCGCGTTCCCGGTCCGGTCCGGCCGACACTCCATCGGCCTGGCCGCTGCGGCCTACCTGGAGCTGGGCTTGGCTGCGCTGCGCGACGGCAACCAGGTCCGCGCCGTCGGATGCTTCGCGTCCATCGACGATTCCAGCTGGGCAGCGATCTGCGCCCGCTTCCCCACCCTCGCCACCCTGATCACGCATCTGGAGACCACGTCATGACCTCCTCTGTCCGCAAGTCGGCACGCGCCACGCACAAGGCCGCGCGCGCCGAACTCGATCGCGTCTACCGCGAGATGTGCAAGGCAGGCATCTACGAGGAGACGGACGCCTGGCTTGACGCGAACATCGCCGTCATCCGCGCCGAGGCGAACCTCCGGTGGTGGCAGCGATGACCGAGCAGCAGCTCAACGGCTACCAGCGGCTGGTCCCGGCGCAGGCCGACGACGTCAACCGCGGGCCCGCCGACGCCGAAGACCTCGACGTCCCGGAGTTCCTGCGCGACGACGGGCGCCAGGCAGGCCCCGGGTACACCGACCTCGCCGAGCACCTGGAGGCGCAGGAGAACAGCACCGAGCAGCAGGACGCGCCCGTGGCCGACGCCGCTCCGGTGGTCGACCAAGCCAGCGCCGCCGCCTCGGTCGAGGTCGAGGAGGATGCCGCCGACGAGCCGCGACGGCCGTTCCACAAGGTCAGGGTCGTCGCCGAGCACCGCGTCACCCGCGCCGCCGCCCGCCAGGTCGTCTTCGTCGGTGCGGGCGCCGTCCTGACCCGCCGGCACCTGCGCGACGAGCGCACGACCGCCAGGCACCACCGATTCATGAGGGCGGCCGAGGCGAAGGGCGACCACCAGGTCGCCTTGATCTGGGAGGAGCGGGCATCTCAGCACCGTGCCGCCCGCCACGCCCGCCGCATGCAGCTGCTCCACGCCCCCGTCCACGCCGCTAAGGCCGTCACCTACGGCACCGCCACGGCGGTGGGCGTGCTGCTGCTGATCGGGGTGTGCCTGGCCGCGGCGAACAGGGACCCCCACGAGGCCGCGGTACCGCTGCTGACGGCCGTGGACGTCGTCCGCTTCACCATCACCCTCGCGTCCATCCTGTGGGCGCCCGCGGTGCTCACGGCCGTGTTCGCGGGCCTGATGACGCTGTGGTCGGTCGGCCGCAAGCGCGCCGAGATGCCCGCCTGGCTCGCACCGGAAGGCCAGACGGACACCGACAGTGCCCCGATCACCCCGTCGCTCGTCGTCGTCGCCCTGCGCGAGCTCGGCATCGCCAACCTGCGGACGAAGATCAAGGCCATGGGCGACAACGGCGCCACCATGCTCAGCCTCATCAGGATCGCCGGGTGCGGCGTCGAGGTCGACGTCACACTCCCGGAAGGCACGTCAACGCTGGAGATCCAGAACAGCCGCCGCAAGCTCGCGGAGAACCTGCACCGCCACGAGCACGAGGTGTTCATCACGATTCCGCCGGCCCCTCGCACCGTCCGGCTGTGGATCGCCGACAGCGGCGCCCTTGACGAGCCGATCGGCCCGTCTCCGCTGGTCATCGAACCCGACCTCGTCGCCGACCTGTACGCCGGCCGCGCGCCGTGGGGTCAGGACCTGCGCGGCGGCGCGGCGCTGATCAGCCTGCTTCAGCGTCACCTGCTCATCACGGGCCTGAGTAACCAGGGCAAGACCGCGGCCTTGAGGGCGCTGGTCCTGTGGGCCCTGCTCGACCGGTTCGTCGAGGTCCGCCTTGCCGACTTGAAGGGCGTCGGGGACTGGCGGATGCTGAACGGCCTGGCCACGGTGCTCATCCAGGGCCCGACCGACGAGCACTGCATCGCCGCGACGGAGATGCTCGAAGACGGCGTCACCGAGATGGAGCGCCGCACGGTGGCGCTGGAGAAGTCCGGCGCCACCGACGGCGTGACCCGCGACATGGCGCGCAAGGCCGGATCCGGGTTCCACCCGCTGATCCTGGTCGTCGACGAGGCGCAGCAGGCGTTCATGTGCCCGGCGATCGGCCCCGATCGCCGGCCCTACGGCGGCACCAAGGCCACGAGCCGCTACTTCATGGCCGCGCGGAAGATCCACAACCAGGGCCGCGCGGTCAACGTCCTGCTGTGGCAGGGCACGCAGGACCCGACCGACCAGAACTTGCCCAAGCTGGTCCGCGAGGGCGCGCACATCCGCGCCTCGCTGGTCGTCGGTACCGAGGCGCAGGCCCGGATGGCGCTCGGAGACAAGGCGATCGACGGCGGGGCGGCGCCGCACAAGCTCCGCCAGGGCCTCGACAAGGGCACGCTCGTCGTCGCGGGCGATGGGGTGGAGCTTCCGCCCGGACAGGCCTCGCTGACGATCCGGACGCACTTCGTCGACGGCAAGGCGGCGATCGTCATCGCCGACCGCGCCAAGGCGATGCGCAGGCCGGTGGCGACCAGGGACCCGGCGGTCGACGTCGAGGACCGCGACGTCCTGGGCGACGTCGCCGGCGTCCTCGGCCCGGACGAGACGTTGGTGAAGTCCTCGGAGGTCGTCCGGCGCCTGGCCGCGACCGACCCGGATGCCTACGCGGGCTGGACCGTGAACAAGCTCGGGACGGAGCTCGCGCCGCATGCGGTCGTGCCGTACAAGACGAAGGACGGCACGATGCACGTCGACCATGCCGAGGTTCGGGCGGCTCTGGATGCCCGCGAATCGGTGGCCGGCGAGACTCCCGAACCGTAGGGAGACGGCGAGGGGATAGGGAGTTTCCCTGACCGGCTCCCTGAACCTCTCCCTTGCGCTGGTCAGCAGCGTATCCGTCGTGACCCTTACAGGGAGGGCAGGGAGCAGGTCGCGGAAAGGTCGTCGGATGCCCCGCTGCGCCCCGGCTACCCGACCAGGTGCGCGGTCCGCTTGTACGCTGCCGCGCCCGCTTTCAGGTCCGCCGCGTTCGCGTACCGCATCGCCCGCCACACCCGGCCGCGCAGCACGACCCGCGCACCGCGGTCCGGTTCGCAGCCGTGGTTGAGCCGGTACGTCTTGGCGACCTGGCGGCCGAACGCCGACTCGTACCGCTCCCACTCCTCGAAGCCGAGGCCGATCAGGTATTCACGGGCCGTGAGGCCCCACGACGCCGTGCACAGGGCGCGCTGCACGTGGCCGATGACGCGGGCGTGCGGCTTGGGCTTGTCCTCGCGGGTGCGCAGCTCGCGGGCGGCCGCGCGGGCCTCGGCCCGGGCGGTCTGGCGGCGTCCGGCGCGGCCGGTCAGGACGCGGGCGTTCTCGCCCTTGCGGGGACGGTCGGCCGGGTGCCGGGCGGCCACGGGCGGCTCGCAGTCGGCCTGGATGGCGAAGGCGGCGTCGATCCGGTCCAGCTCGGCCAGAGTGTCCCGCAGCTGCCGGCTGGTGGCGCGCGCCGCTTCCAGTGCGGCGCGCATGTCGGCGAGGGCCTGGCGGACGTCGGTCGCGGTGTCTGTGGTCTCCGTCATAGCTCCATCATATACCAAGTCGAGTTGCTAGTACAAACAACCTTGCTTGGCAATCTGAATGTGGCACAATGGCCAAGTGACATCCGAACAGAGCGCAACCCTACTCGCCGCCCACCGGCACGCCGAAAGCGTCGCCAAAGCCGTCCACGCCCTCCAGGCGGCCGAAACCAAGACCGACACCGCACGCGCCAAGCTATTCACCGAGATCGCCGCAGCCAGAAAGGCCGGAGTCAGGCCCGTTGACCTGGCGAAACTGACCGGCTACTCCACCGAGCACATCCGCCAGATCATCATCAAGGCCGCATCCGAACAGGACCCCACACCATGACCGAGCCCACGAACAATCCCGGCTGGCCGCAAACCCCTGCCGCATGGCGTGTCGCAATGGCCTGCGAGGAAGCCGCCCAACGCTTCCAACGCGCCATGCACGACCTCACCACGATGGACCCCACCATGGACGCCGAGACACGCGCGCAGATCGCCAAAGCACTACTCACGATGCAGGACCCAGAACCCTTCCTCCAGCCCGACTACGTCGTCGCGCCCGTCCTCGACGGCCCGATCACACTGATGCGACGCGAAGGAGGCAGGTAATGGGCGATCACCCGCTGTACGTCCGCTTCCCCGACGGAACCATCCGCCACGGCCTCTACCAATCCACCGCCGACATGGCGTTCGCCGACCTCGTCGACACCTTCGAAGCCACCCAGCAACCCGAGTACTACGCCAACCGGCACCGCTGGGACTACACCCCCGAAGACCCCGGCGTCCCGGTCGACGTGGCAACCGTCTACGGCGGCGGCTTCGCCTGGCACGGCACAGCCACGCAGGACTACATCACCTCAGGACGCGACCCGTTCGAAGACGGCCAACAGCACACCGACGGGATCCCCACGTGGGTGAGCGACCTATGGCGCGACGATGACTGACGGGCGACCGCCCGCGACCGGCGGATTCATCCAGTTCGGCAACGGACCCCAAGTCCCCATCACCAGCTGCACTTGGACGACACCCAAACCACGCACCCTCCCGGAAGGCGCGCGACTTGAGCTGCTCCAGGACTTCACGGCCACGATCCCGCTCCCACCCGAGACCGCCGCAAGAATCTTCAGGGCCATCGGAATGCCCGCCGAGGCGGACCGCATCGAGGTTCAGTCGCACCCCGACCTGGCCGAGCTGAACGCACGACTCGACGGGTTCTACGACGGAACCGCGTAGCGCGCTACCCTGATACCGCTGCGGCCGACGTACCCCTGTGCGCCGGCCGCACCCACACACCACAGGAGCACACAGTGGGCGACTACAGCCGCTTCATGGCCCACTACTGGACCCTGTTCGCCGCCACCCTCACCACCGGCTTCCTCATCCCCGAAATCTGGATGCTCATAGCCGGACGGCCGCAGGACACGCTATCCGCGCAGATCTGGCGGCTCGAACAGTTCACCCCCGGCCAGGGCATCACCGCATGGAACGCCTTCCACTTCCTGTTCATCAGCTTCCTGCTCGTCCTGGACGTGTGGCTGATCGGCCACTTCGGCTTCCGGATCTGGACATGAACGCCCGGCCCATCAACAGGCCGTGATGGTGGAACACTCCATGACGGTCCCGACGGGCGGGCGGTGCGGAGCAGCCAAGCGGCAAGGCACCGGCACCTGCGCACAAGCCGCAGGATGGGGCACCGAGCACCCCGGCTTCGGACGGTGCAAACTGCACGGGGGAAGCTCACCCAACGGCGTCAAGGCGGCGGCAGCAGCCGAGGGCCGGTACCTTCTCGGCGTTTTGGTCCCCGACCGGCCGCCGGTCGAGGACCCCACCGCCGAGCTCCGCCGTGTCGGAGCCATCGTTCTGTCGTGGCTGGAAGCCTGCCAGGACACCATCGAGCACCTGAAGGCGTTCCGTTACGAGGGTGCCACCGGCGTCGAGCAGCTGCGTTCCGAAGTCCCCGTGTTCGAACGCGCCATGGACCGGGCGACACTCCTCCTGGCCACCCTTGCCAAACTCGGTCTCGACGAACGCGAAGTCGCCGTGTCTGAAGCGAAAGCCCAGATGCTGTTGCGCGCACTGGAAGCCGGCCTCGCCGAGAACGGCATCGTCGGCCCGCAGGCCTCCGCCGTGAAACTGGCCACCGGACGACACCTCAAGGTCGTACGAGCCGCGTGAGGTGAGCCATGCTCGACGAGCTCGACTTCCTGGAGCAACGACTGTCCGGCGGTGCCGCGAACTACTCGACCCCTGGCGACCTGGCCCGCGCTCTGGAACCCCGCACTGTCCAGACGCCGGCCCTTGACATCATCGACGGCGCGCTCGTCGACGCCGCCGACGGCACCCGGCCGCGGCTGTTGCTGTCGATGGCGCCGCAGGAGGGTAAGTCGCTGCGCGTCTCCCGCTGGTTTGTCCTGTGGCTGCTGCTACGCAACCCTGACATGCGCATCGGCGTCGTGTCCTACTCCGACGCGCTCGCCCGCCGCTGGGGCCGCACCGTCCGCAACGACATCATCGGCAACCCGGAGCTCGGCCTGGTCCTCGCCGCCGACAGCAAAGCCGCGAACGAATGGCAGCTGGAAGGCCACGACGGCGGCGTCGTCACCGTCGGTATCCGCGGCTCACTCACCGGCCGCCCCCTTGACGCGATGGTCATCGACGACCCGCTAAAGGGACGGCGGGAAGCCGAATCGGAGATCGAACGCGAGACCGTCAAGGACTTCTGGCGATCCACCGGCGCACCTCGCCTTGCCGAGAACGCTCCGTGCGTAGCCGTACAGACTCGCTGGCATGAGGACGACTTCATCGGCTGGCAGCTCATTGAGGATCCTGAGGGCTGGCGTCATATCAACATCCCGGCGCAGGCCGACCACAAGCCGGAGCTCGGCGAGACGGATCTGCTCGGCCGCGACCCGGGCCAGTGGATGGTGTCCGCGCGCGGACGCACCACGGCCGGCTGGGAGCGGCGGCGGAAGGATGCCGGAGCCCGCGACTTCGCAGCTCTTTTCCAGGGCCGGCCGTCCCCGGGCGAGGGCGGCATCATCAAGCGGAGCTGGTGGGTGTTCTACACCGCCCCCCGTGCGGTACGGCACGACGACGGCTCCTGGCGTGCCCTCGGCGCCGACGAGGTCGTGCAGAGCTGGGATTTGGCATTCAAGGACACCAAGATCAGCGACTACGTCGTCGGTCAGGTGTGGGCGCGTTCCGGCTCGAAAGCGTGGCTACTGGACGAGGTACGGGCCCGCGCCGACTTCCCCGCCACCTGCCAACTGATCCGTGAGACCACGGCCAAGTGGCCTCAGGCCAGCCGCAAGCTCATCGAGGACAAGGCCAACGGCCCGGCGGTCATCTCCCAGCTGCGCAGAGAGATCGGCGGGATAACCGCGGTCACCCCGAAGGACTCCAAGGAGGCCCGGGTGCACGCGGTCACCCCGTTCATCGAGGCCGGCGACATCGAGATCCCGGCGGCGTCGATCGCCCCGTGGATCGGGGACTTCATCGAGGAGATGTCGGCGTTCCCGAACGGTGCGCACGACGACCGTGTGGACACCATGTCGCAGGTGCTGCACCAGTTGTTCGTGGGCCCGCAGCCGCGGTACCGGTCGTTCAGCCGGTAGGGGTGGCGCGCCACCCCGGCGCGCCGGACTCCGCATAACAAGCATTATGTGGAGTCGATTGCGCGTATTTCCGCTATTGCTTGGCGCGTGATTCCAGCGCCTCTAGCCGTGCATGCAGCTCCGCGATTTCCTCTTCCGTGCGTTCGCCACGTTGCATCACTGCATCCAGTGCCCGCTCGGTCCGCCGCTGCCTCGCCGACAGCCGACGGTTGATCTCCATCTGCTCCAGGAATCCGCGCGCAACCACCTCGAAGCCCTTGCGGACCTCCGGATCAACGTCGGACAAGTCCACGTTGGTGACCTTCGAATACGCCATCTCCAACTGCGCCCCGGCCCGACGCCCGTGAACGTGCGCAAGGCGCAGGTGGCCGTCAACGTCCACCACCCTGTACCCCTCATCGCGGACGACTTCAATGGCGCGCTTGTCCTGCTCCTCGTGTTCCTCGGCGGCTTTGCGCATGGCACTAGCCATCGCCGAGCGGTGGCGTACCGGGTCGAGGCCGAGCGCGTTGGCCATCTGTCGGTAGGTGAGGACCGTTCCGGTGGGCGTGGCGCGCAGCAGGTCGTAGAGGGTGCGCCAGCGGGCCTCGTCGCCGAGCGGTTTGAACGGGCTCACGACACGGCCTTGGTGACGGTCAGGGTCGCCTCGAACCGGCCGAAGCGCGGCCGCCAGTCACCCAGACCGATGAGCCGTCCGGCGATGTCGACGAGCTGGGTGAGGTCGTCGAGGTCGAGGACTTCGGTGTCGAGGTAGAGCGTTGCCGAGGTGGCCCATGTTGTGAAGCGGGGCCGTGTGCGGATGATGCGCTGCTGTCCGACCTTCGCTGACGCTTGGAAGATGAAGCCGCCTTCGTTCCACAGTTCCTCTGGGTCGCGCGATCCCTTGTAGGCGATCGGGTTGATGTCTGAGGTGACGATGACGCCGGATGTGACTTTGATGCCGAGTTTGCGTTTGCGGCCTGCGTCTATGAGTGCGCGGAACATGTTGTCGCCCGGCAGGTAGGGGCCGACGTCGGGGTCGGAGTACAGGCCGCCGAGGAACTCCAGGTGTGCGATTTCCTGGTAGTCGTCTTCTGCTTTGCTGCGTTTGGCGCTGACTTTCTTCATGGCGCGGGCTATGGGGTCGAGGGGGTTGGACAGGCGTGCGTTGTGCATGAGGAGTGGTGCGGTTCCGGTGATGTTGAGTTGCAAGTCCATGTGTTGATCCGTTTCTGTGGTGGTGGAACCCCTGCCTCGCCTTGCCATGCCCAGCCATGCCCGGCCGAGCCCTGCCGAGCCCTGCCGAGGGGAACCCGCGCAGTTGCCTGCGCGGGAACCTCCCGTCAGGGACCTCGCCTCGCCGAGCCGAGCCACGCCGCGCCACGCCTAGCCACGCCGTGCCGAGCCACGTGCAAATAACAATATCAGTACCGTGCGTTTGTTCATACATCATGGCCTAACGCAACTAGTGAACATGGCGCTACCTACAAAGCCCCTACCTGCGGTACCTTGGTGTCCAAGTCATTCGCCTACTCAACCTTTCGGACACCGAACTGTTGACGTAGCGAGACACCGGCGGGCTGGAGGCGACCCATGGCAGCCATCACCGCCGGTACCATCCCCCAAGACGCGCACACCCGGACCCGCACGCGGCGTCGGGACCGGATGCGCGCGGCCCTCGCAGCGGCGGCACGCAAGGGCACAGCGATGGTCAGCGCGGCGCGGCACCGCGAATGGAGCCCCGCGCTGACCATCAGCGCACTCGCCTTCCTCGACACCGCCGCCTGGAGCACCTACGGCCACGGAGCCGGTTACGCCGCCATCGGCCTCAGCATCCTCATCTTCGACTGGCAGCGCGACCAGTGAGCCTCATCGGGAAAGCGCTCCGCCCCCGCAACGCAGGCAAACCCCCCATCCCCCTCGGCGACGGCATATCCGCAGCACGCCGCGGACTCTCCTTCAACCTCGGCAACGGACGCCAAGACGCCGAAACATCCATGCGCCAATACGGCATGTCCGGCACCATCTACGGCATCGTCAGCCTCCTCGCCGAATCCGCCGCCACACCCCCCTGGAAGCTGTACAAGAAACCCCCACAAGACGGCCGCGTCCGCTACACCACCGGCGACAAAGGATCCGACCAGCGCACCCAAGTCGTCCAACACGCAGCCATCCAACTATGGAACAACCCCAATTCGTGGCATAGCGGCTTCGAGTTCAGAGAAGGCTCCAACCAGCACGAAGAACTCACCGGCGAAACATTCTGGATCCTGGACACCGAAGCCGGATTCCCCACCTCCATGTGGTACGTCCGCCCCGACCGCATGGAACCCGTCCCCGACCCAGACCGGTTCCTCGTCGGCTGGATCTACACCGGCCCCGACGGCACACAGGTACCGCTGAAAGACTCCGAAGTCATCCTGGAGAAACGGCCCAGCCCCCTGGACCCCTACCGCGGCGCCGGACCCGTCGCCTCGATCCTGCCGAACATCCAGCAGCAGCGATACGCCACCGAATACCAGCGGAACCTGTTCCTCAACGGCGCCGACCCCGGCGGCGTCATCACCGTCCCCAACCGCCTCACCGAGCCGCAGTTCGACGAGCTCATCAACCGGTGGCGCGAGTCCCACCGCGGCGTCGCCCGCGCCGGCCAGGTCGGCGTCCTGGAAGACGGCATGACATGGGAGCCGAACGCCCACACCAACAAGGACATGGAGTACGGGCAGCTGCGGCTGGCCAACCGCGACGAGCTGCGCGAGGCCTGGCGCATCCACAAGGCCATGATGGGCAGCAGCGACGACGTCAACCGCGCCAACGCCCAGACCGCCGAGGAAACCTTCGTCGACTGGCAGATGCTGCCCCGTCTCAACCGGCGCCGCGACACCCTCAACTCCAAGCTGCTGCCGCTGTTCGGCGGCGCGGACAAGACGGTGGAGTTCGACTACGACGACCCGTCCAAGACCAACGCCGAGGGCGCCGCTGCGGAGCTGCTGTCCAAGTCCCAGTCCGCCGCCGCGCTCGTCGCGGCCGGATACGACCCGCACGACGTGCTGGAGACCGTCGGGCTGCCGGACATGGATTTCGCCGAGCCCGCCACCCCGCCGCCGCCGGCGCTGCCGACCGGGCCCGCGGCGCTGCCCGGCGTCCCCAACGCCGAAGCCGAAGCCCAGAACCGGCGCCGCGAAACCATCACCATGACCCGGGCCCGCGCCGCGGCCAAGACCGCCCCGGACCATGACCTCGACCAGGTCGACGCCCAGTGGAAGGCCGCAGTCGCGGCCCTGGTCGCCGCCTACCTCGCGCAGATCCTCCCCGCGCAGCGGCAGCAGCTGCTGGACCAGATCCAGGCACTCGTCGACGCCGGGAACACCGAGGACCTCACATCCCTGGACGTCGACTCCACCGACGGCGCCGCACTGATCCTGGCCGCGATGGCCGCGATGGCCGCGAAAGCCGCCTCGCAGGCATCCCGGGAAGCCAGGGCCCAGGGCGTGCCCGGCGTCCAGCCGAAAACCCCCGACCGTGACGGCCTGGCCGCTGCCGCCGCCGTCGTCGCGGCACTGCTGGCCATGGGGCTGGCGCTGGCAGCGGGCGCCGAGGCGTTCCGGCGGGCCGGCGCGGGCGACAACATCGATGGGGTCGCCGTCGCCGACGACGTCGAAGGGTTCCTGGCCGATCTGTCCGATGCCACGCTCGTCAGCCGTCTGGGCGGGGCGCTGTCGTCGGCGCAGAACGCCGCGCGTATCGCCACCATCCTCGACTCCGGGCTGACCGCGGACCTCTACGCCAGCGAGGTGAACGACAAGAACACTTGTTCTAACTGCCGCGCCGTCGACGGCGAGTACATCGGCAACACCACCGACCCCGGCATCGTCACCGCCGTCGCCGCCCTCTACCCCAACGGCGGCTACATCGACTGCGCCGGCGGCGACCGCTGCCGCGGCACCGTCTTCGCCGACTGGGCCGCCACCGGAACGCAGGACCGAATGCACGCGCAGAACGACCGTGCAGACGCCGCCACGCTCACAGGCCTGGTACACCGCGTCCTCTCCGACGGCTACGTACCGATTCAGCTAGCAGGGAGGAAATGATGCACGGAGCCAGGCCCATGCGCTCGACACGGCGGCTACAGAACCTGCAGTCGACACTGCCCAGGTGGTGGACCATCACCAACAAGGCCGACACCGGAGAACCCACACTCGTATCGATCTACGACGAGATCGGCATGTGGGGGGTGTCGGCAGGGGAGTTCCTTGCCGAGCTGTCCGGTATCAACGGCGACCTCGACGTTCACATCTCCTCGCCCGGCGGCGACGTCTTCGATGCGATAGCGATCTACAACAGCCTGAAGTCACGCAAGGGCACCGTTGCCATCACCGTCGACGGTCTGGCGGCGTCCGCGGCCTCGTTCATCGCCCAGGCCGCATCCCCGGGGCGGCTGGAGATGGCCCCGTTCTCCACGATGATGATCCACGACGGGTTCGCGGCCGGTATCGGCAACGCCGCCGACATGCGCGGCCTCGCCGACCAGCTCGACGCCGCATCGGACAACATCGCCGGGATCTACGCCGCGCGCACCGGGAAACCGGCCGCGTACTGGCGGGCGAAGATGCAGGCCACCACCTGGTACAAGGACCAGGAGGCGGTCGCTGACGGCCTGGCCGACCGGATCCGCGGCGAAGACGGCGACGTCCGCGCCACCTGGGACATGTCCGTGTTCAACACCCTCAACGCCGACAGACCCGGCTCCGAGGGTGACGAGCAGATGGGCGACGGCTGGATGATGGGCGCCGACGGGAAACCGCGGTACGACCCGGACGGCGATGGCGACGACGATTCCACCGCCGAGGGCGACACGGACCACTCGCACTTCGACGCGGACGGCAAGCAGATCAAGCCGGTCCCGCCGATGCCCGGCATGGCCAAGTCCGCGCCCGCGGAGAAGACCGCCGCAGCTGCCGGGCCGGTGCTGCGCGCCGCGACCGACGCCGAGGTCGACAACACGGCCTGGGACGCGTCGAAGGCCTGGCACAACGGCACCGTCGCCGACGACCCCGAAGCGTTCTACCGGGGCATCTGCGCCGGGAAGAAGAACGGCGACCCGGACACGCAGAACGCGTGGGCGCTGCCATACAAGTACCACCCCGACGACCCGCCGAACGCCGCCGGCGTCCGAGCCGCCCTGGCCCGGCTGTCCCAGACCCAGGGCCTGATCAACAAAGCCGAGGCGGAAGCAACGCTGGAAGCCGCAATGAAGAAGATCAACCCGGATTACAAGCCGGGCGACATGGACACCAGCCTGCTCTCGGCAGTGCTGATCGACTGCCTGGGAGGTAGCAAGTGAGCACAAAGATGATGGTGCCGACGGATTCCGCCGGGCTCCTGGAGATCCTGTCCGACCACGAGCGGCTGACGAAGTACTTCGCGAAGGACGCCGTCGCCGACGGCACCACCAAAGACTTCATGAACGCGTACGCCAAGAGCTACGTGAAGAACAACCCCGACACCGTCGACGAGGTCCGCGACCAGGTCCAGTCGGTACTGTTCGACATGATCCGCTCCGACGGGTCCAAGCGCGGCCCGAAGCTCGGCGTGACCACCGCCAACGGGCAGCCGCAGCTCACCGTCGACGGAACCGCCATGGTGTCCAAGGGCAAGGGCGCCGTCTACAACAAGACCTCCGACGGCGCCGGCCTCGAACGTGCCTACAAGACCTCCGACCGGCTCAACTCCATCGGCGAGTACTGCAAAGCCATCTACGAGCTGCGGAACCCGACGACCCGTTCCGACCGCGACGAGATCATCCGGAAGCTGTCGAACGTCAAGGCGTTCCAGAACTCGTTCAGCTCCGAGGAGCCGGGCGCCGGCGGATTCCTCATCCCGGAGATCATGCGTTCAGAGCTGCTCCAGCTCGCCCTGGAGAAGTCGATCGTCCGGCAGCGCGCCACCGTCATCCCCATGTCGACGCTGCGCGTCCCGATCCCGACCGTCGACGACACCAGCCACGTCTCCAGCCTGTTCGGCGGGGTGCAGTTCTACTGGACCGAGGAGGCCGCGGCCCTGACCGAGTCCGCCGCGACGTTCGGGAAGGTCGTCCTCGACGCGAAGAAACTCACCGGGTTCTTCAAGGTCCCCGCGGAGCTGCTGGATGACGCCCCGGCGTTCGGTGCCTGGTTCGACGAGCGCGTTCCCATGGGTTTCGCGTGGGCCGAGGACGTCGCGTTTATGACCGAGACCGGCGACGGCACCCCCCTGGGCTGGATCAACTGCCCGGCGTCGGTGTCGGTGACCGCCGAATCCGGGCAGAACACCGGCACGATCGTGTGGGAAAACATCGTCAACATGTACAGCAGGATGCTGCCGACGTCGCTCAGCTCGGCGGTGTGGATCTGTGCCCACGACACGTTCCCGCAGCTGGCCACCATGGCACTGTCCGTGGGCACCGGCGGCGGCCCCGTCTGGATCGGCGGCTGGTCCCAGCCCGGCTCCGAACTGCCCCCCATGACGATCCTCGGGCGGCCGGTCATCTTCACCGAGAAGGTGCCGAAGCTGTCCACCACCGGCGACATCAACTTCGTCGACCTGTCGTACTACCTGATCGGTGACCGGCAGCAAGTCCGTGTGGACTCCAGCGAGCACTTTCTTTTCCAAAACAATCAGGTGGCCTACCGTATAATCAGTAGAGTCGATGGGAAGCCCTGGCTCCAGAGCGCCTTGACACCTCACAATAACAGCACGTCAACCCTCACTTCTTTCGTGCAGCTCGCAACGCGTTGATATCAGTTATCTGACGTCAGCGGTTCGCAATCCACTCTAAGGAGGTGCTAAAATGTTTAGTATGACTGAGAGAGCGAAGTGCCTTCCCGGCTGTACCTGCGCCAAGCACACCCGTAGCGGTGGACGAGGCGGCGTGCGAGCCAAGTGCGAACCCGACTGCACCTGCAAGAAGCACACCCGGACCCGGCTCGTCGACTGGGACGACCCCGAGGCCAAGAAGGCGTACGCACGCCAGAAGGCCAAGGAGAAGTACGCCGAGAACCCCGAGAAGTTCAAGGCGCGCACGCGCAAAGACCACTTGCGGCGCACCTACGGCATCACCCCTGCGCGCATGGCAGAGGTCATCGAAGCGCAGGGCGGCGGCTGCTACCTGTGCGGCGAGCCCCTAGGAATCCATGGCCAGCGCGGCATCTACGTCGACCACGATCACGACTGCTGCCGGGGATCCCGGTCCTGCGGTACGTGCGTGCGCGGGTTGACGTGCCACCAGTGCAACACCGGCATTGGCTTCTTTGGTGACAGTCCGGAGCGCATGCGGCGGGTGGCGGACCGGCTGGAGATGGCGAACCGCCGCGTCCGCGATCCGCACCGGGTGCGCACCGAGCAGGAGGCTTCTCCGCTGGAGGAGTGAGTAGCAACCGTGTAGCGGCCGTTCCCCGGCCGCGAGTGAGCAAGCCGGGCATCGGCGCCCCCGGCCCAAGACCGTGCCGCAGTAGAAGGAGTACAGCATGTCCGGTATAGAAGGCTTGGGGCGGGTCTACAACATCATCCCGCTGGCCGACACGGTGGGTTTCAGCATGTCCGAATGCTCGGCCGTGTCACTGATCTTCACGTGCAGTTCCACGTCGACGACGAACGCAGCGTTCTCCGCCGCGAAGACGTTCACCGGCTCATACGACGCGTTCAGCACTGCCAACGGGTTCGGGCAGGCCGCGCGCTGGTACCAGAACACGTCGAAGACCGGCACGGCCACGTGGACGAAGCAGGTCGCGTCGTGGTCCACGGCGACCCTGACTCTGGGTGCCACCAGCGGGTACGTGTCTGTGGTCGACGTGTTCGGCACGCAGATGGCAGACGGGTACAAGTACCTGAAGGTCACTTGCCTGAACGCGACGGTGATCGCTGTCACGCATGATCTGACGGTGCAGCGCACGCCGGCGAACCTCGCGATCCTGGGGGCCTGAGCCGTGTCCAACTTCATTCAGGCGAACCAGCTTCGCACGCTGCGCCTGGGCAACCACGCTCTCAAGTCGTATGCGCTGGTCACCGAGACGAAAGTCCTGTTCACGGTGACGGGCCTGAACCTGATCACGTCGTTGTGCGGGATCGTGACCACGGTCATCACGGTGGCGAACACGGTGAAGCTTCAGGCGAACCCGACGGTCGGCACCACGGAGGACATCTTCGCGGCGACCGACATCGGGACCACGGACAC